CCATCGTCGTGTTTTCCATAAACTTAGGGTGCTTCTTCTGCAACTGATTGATGTCGTAGCAGGTAATCGGAAAGCAGAACATGGCAAAGGGCTGTCCATCAGGATCAGCCCATGCCTCGACCTCTATCCGTCTCGCATTCAATTGTCTTCTATTTCGTAATTCTTTAGCTAAACCCATTGTGGGATTCCTCTATGCAGTTGCTTCGGTAACAGCTCCTGAGACTTGTAGCTCAAAGCTGCCCTCTACCATACCATCAAAGGACGCTGTAATTTCTTTGCTCGTCAGGATTCCACCACCACTGTAATACTTCTCACCAGTGCCAGTTCCTGTTGGGTACAGTTCCCAATCAAGTGCTGCGCCAGAGTCCATTACCAGTTGGACTGCGTCAGCATCGTCCCAGTAAACGTCCATAGAGAGAGTGGCAGAAGTGAGAGAGGACAAGTATGTGCGAGCGGTATCGCCCATCACACTGTCTTCTATCGTGTCCGCCGTTTCATCCAAGGTGAAGCTACGAACCTCACCCATAGCAGCGACACTGCCGCCGTTTACCGCCAATTTGACTACGCCGCTTGAGCCTTTAGTCGTTGCCATGATTAAACCCCTTTAGGTTGTTCCACGAGTGTACTGGTACTCAATGCGTACCGTTAAAATCACCCCACCGATGGGGGTAATACTTCCGTCGTCGGTTTCCACGCTGACAATCTGTGTGTCAATTGCGTGTCCGCCGCGTGATCTGTCTTCGTCCAGTTTTTCTTCGATAGACTCGACGATGTTATTCCTAGCTTGATCCAAGCCTGTGCCCTTCACATAGCACACAAGCTGGTAGTCAATAGTGCCAAACCGCTGGGTCATGCTCCCACCCACGGTTCCGTCTTCCCTGTTCTCGTTTGTTGTTCTGACCAACACCGCTGGATATTGCGCGTTGCTTAACTTGTCAAAATCAAACGGTTCGCGGGTCACGAACTTGATGTCTGTTGGCGTGGTCACTGCCTGCAGCGAGGTCACCAGATTTCCTGCAATGCTCTCTCTCACGCTCATAGCTTTAACTGCTTCCTGAATACGTCAGCCAGACGCTTTTCTTCTTTGTCGTTAAACCCAAAGAACGGTCTGCTCTGATTGTTGAACGCTGCTTTCTTAGCCTGTAGCGCGTTGTCAAAATACAGCATGGCCTCGTTGGAGCTTGTCACTTTGGCCTGCATAGACCGCAGCATGTCGCCTTCGTTCTCAAGGTCTACTGGTGTCGTCGGATACCCAGCAGCCTCTAGCCATGTCAGGTATTTCTCTGGGTAGGGCGCAAACGCGCCGTTGATGCCCATCCCATCCGCAGTGCGCTTGTCAATGATCTCTTTGCCTTTCAATGCCGCCGCCGCTATACCCTTGGTCACACCACGCTTCACATCACGCCGCTGCGCCCTTGTGATCTTGGTGAAGTCTTTAGGAAAGGTTTTGACATCAATCTTTAGGCTCATCGCGTTAGCCGTCCATAGGACACAATGCCGCGCTCGTCGTCTTCGATGGTGCCGCTGTTGTCATCGTCGTACTCGACACCGTCAGCGAATACAGCAACCAACTCCTCGTTGTATCGCTGCTGATAGAACGTGATCATGTTCAGGAATCGGTCATCTTGTACCCAGTTCGTCAGCTGCGGGAGAGCGTACTTCCACAACACCAGATAGGCGTTGCAGCGAGTCCACTGGGAATCTGTCAGATAGGCGGGGTTCATTTCCCCTGCGATCTGCTTTTTGTACCACCACTCATTGCGGATAGTACGAGTCAGATCAGTCTGTGCTTTCGCGTGTTCAGTTGCGAATGATGTGATGCCAAAGTCCAAGATGTCGGGGACAAGGGCTACCAGATCGGAGTCTTGAGAAAATGCCATTACCACTTCACCTTGTCAGCCCAATACGCGGCTGATGCTGTTTTGTCTTTGCGCCCTGCTGCTATCTGCTTGGCGAATCTGGCCTTGAACGATCTACGCTTGGCCTTGTCTGCCTCACTCTCACCCTTTCTCGGTGGCTTGTTCTCTGCACCCTGCAACCCGAAACGGATCAGACGAACCTTGTCGCCTTCTTTAGCCAATACTGCATGGCTCTTGTCTGGATGCCTGGGTGTTCGCTTGGGCTTGTTGTAGCCCTCGAACCGTTCACCACGGTATGTGATAGCCAATAGAACCTCCAAAAAGGGATAGCCCCACCCCAAGGAGAGATAGGGGCAGGGCCATCCAAACGCTTTAGATAGAAGCGTCGAACAACATCTCACAACCGTATGTGTCATCAAGCTCGCCCACACCATAGATGGCGGTAGCGTTAAGCTCGAAGGCACGCAGGGATGCGTCACGTTGTGCTTCGATCTGGAAGTCACGCTTCATGGCGATAGCCAAGGCTTCGCGTGAGAACACAGCGCCTTTCGCGTCACCAGAACCGTCTACAGTCACATTGGATGACTCGTAGATGTCGATTCCAGCGATGGTGCCAACGTAAGCGTTAACCATAGCCGTGTTCTGCGCGTCACCACCGTTGGGATTGGCGAAGGTATTGGTTAGGTTGGCTTTCAGTTGGTACGCTTGGAAAGGGTTCACAACAGCAAAGATGTCGCCCTGTGCCTTGTTGTTACGCAAGGTAGCAGCAGCCTTGAACAGATCAGCAACTGTGATCTCTTGTGCAGCAGCGCCAAAGGCAGTGCTGAAACCGTCGAACAATGCGATCAGGTCAGCGTCCATCTTGGTAGCGATAGCGTTACCCAGTACCGTTCCCAGTTCTTCAGCAGGGTTGCCAGCACCCATAGCAGCCAAGTCAGTCAATACTACCTGCGCGCCAACTTCACCAACGGTGATGTCAACAGAGGAAGTAGAAACAGTCGTGCTGGTCAGGTCGGTGCCTTCGGTAAGGTCAGCGGCAGTGATCGCAGGGTACTTAGGCACCTGAATCGTCTTGCCAGCTTCGTCGCCAATGTTGTACTGCGTGACCAATCCCATCATCAGGGATTCTTCTTCAGCAGTGAATCGTGCCTGAGCGATGATGTTCGCAAACAGGTCGTCAAGGGTTGTGCTAGTTGTAGCAGCCATATTGTAGTCCTATATCAAATGTGGTTTATTTGGCTTTCTTCTTTAACGCATGAAAGGCTTCTCGCCCTCCGTCGTTCCAGTTTTCTACCATGTCAGCCACAGATATAGGCTTCTGCGTGGAGCCACCAGCCATCCCCTGCGTGCCAGCGCCACCTTGGGAGGCTCTGACGAAATGCGGGTTAGCCGTAAGAAAGTCACCCACCAACTCATCAACTGAGAGGGGGTCGGCTTTGTCGTTGTATCTGACCGTTCCGTTATCGTCTAAGACTTCAACCGAACCATCGTCGGAGAGCTTTACACGATTACGCAAGAGTTGCGATACCTGCTCAGAATCTACAGCGTTGTGCCTGCTAGCTGCCGTCAGTAACGCACCGTCTATCTTGGTGGTTTCCAACGCCATCCGCATGGCGGCAATCTCCAGATCCTTCTTTTCGACAGTCTGCTTCAGTACCGACTCGAACTCGCCTTTTTCCTTTTGGCGTTCTATGTTCGCCTGTTCACGCTCAAGCATGATCTGGCGAGCTTCGTTGATGTCGATGCCTTCTAGCTGTTTGTCGTGCTTACGTTTCTCCCTAGCGACTCTATCCGCAACGATGCGGTCTAGCTCCTCTTGGGTAAACGTCTTGCTTTCCTGAACTTCCGTATCTTGCACTGGTTCAGTGTCAGTGCTTTCAACCATGACTTCATCGCTCATGTGCGAACCTCTTTCGAGTGGGGGGATTATACCAGCTTCACAGGATTGTCAATAGCTGGATGGTGAAAACTGGATATCCATACTATGGATCTCCAATCTATTTTTTAGCCTTCTTCTTTCGGTTCATCGGCTTCTTTTTCTTCGTCTTGTTGTGTCCGTAATGGCTCGGCATCTTTTTTCTTCCTCGTCTTTTTGGGTAGTGGCAGCAGTACGCTCACGATTCCATATAGATCATCAAATTCCAGCTTCTCGTCTTCTGGTGCAGCCGCTGCCAATGGCTCCAGCAGTTCACGAATAGCGGGTGGTATTGGTCTTCTAGCAACCAGATTCTTGGCTCGGTCTAATTCTTTGGACATGGTTATTCCTCGACTATTGGTATCCAGCGATGACGGCAGTTGTAACCCCCTCGCACTATGAATGGATCGCCCGGACTCTTGCCTGCCCAGCTTCCCTGCCATATCTCCGCGATCTCGTCACGGGTGTATGTCTTGTTGACGTGCGTTTCGCAGAAGTCTCGCGTATCGCGTATCACGTTGCCCCGATACCTGAATTCCTCTACTCCCGCCTCGTTTGCGATGTTAATCGTGAGCGAAGCCGAGAACTGATTGATTGAATCCGTTGCGTAAGTTGTCGCATAACGCCGAAGGTTATTACCAAGGCGATCTGAGTTGTAAACGCTATGGAGTCGATCAACCGCTGCCTGTTGCGTGGCTCCAGTTGTTGTCTTAGCCACCTCCACCAGTTCTTCAATCTCTGCCTGATCGCTTGCTTGATAGATTCCATTGATTCGCCCCCTGACCTCTGATATGAAGTCCTGTTTCGACCTACCAGACAAGGTTGCCTGATAGACACCGTTTGCCAAGGCATCCAGTTGTGACTGCGCCAAAGCCTCAAAGCCTTGGAATGACAGCCTCTGAAGCCCTGCAATGACCTCTGGCTGGACTTTTGCGAAGTTCCCATAAGTACCTAGCATCTCCTGCAAATCGTCTGAAAGGCCTCTGTAGTCGCCCAGAACGGTCTGTACGCTTGATAGATAATCGTCTTCCAGTATACGGCGCATCTCAGAGCGAGCGTTTACCGCCCACTCCAAGTCAAATAGCTTGCCTGCGCTGTCTGGTGCCGACTGTATAAGGTCAGCCATATCCCGTTCGGTTAGGTCGAAAGCGTTGGACAAAAACTCCTTGTGCCGATCTTCCATAGCCTCTTGGATGTTTTCATAGACGTCATCAGCCGCCATTGCTACGCCTCACCCTCCACTGGGAATTGGCCTAGAACCTGCGTCTGCCCTTCAATCTCGACATGAGACTTCGCCAGCTTGTCATCATCCAGCACAAGGTCTGCGATCTGCTTGTCGATCTCTTGAGCGAGAGTGGCTGATCTAACGCCGCTGGATTTCATCTGTTGCAAGAACAACAGTTCTTTGTCGTAGTCGCGGATATCGAAGCTGTCGGGGTAGAACACCTCCACGTCGGGCGTTACGTCTAGCCAGTTGCAGAAATACGTCCACAAGTGCTCCTCGGCTAGTTCCAGCAGATCGGCCTTCTCTGACAGCTTGGCGTTAAGCATCTGGAACTCGGTCTGCATGGCAATGCCTGACATCGTCTTGGCATCTGTTCCTCGTACAGCGCCCATCTGGGCCATACGGTTGATGGCTTCCACCTTGTCCTTGATGGACTCACGAATGCTGCCAATGTTCTGTCCTGAAGGCTGCAACAGGTACGGCTGCACTGAGTTGTCCATATCATCAGGCACGTTGATGACCGCCCCCGCTCCCGCACTCGCATCTGTGTCATAGGTCTTTACAAGTGAGGGGTGGTTGCTGATGCGTATTAACTGCTCGATCTCAGACAGTTCCGAATAGATGGCCTTCTGCATGTAAGCGATGTCTGACAGGTCGCTCACCCCCACACCACGGGTCACACTGCGCTGTGCTGGCAGGTATACCGCTGGAATCTTGCCTAGTGGGTTGTCGATCTCGCTAATCATCTGTTCCTTGTCGCCGTCAGACTTCCACTGTTGGATCGTGTCTTTGCGCCAGATGCGGTAATAGCTCACCTTCGTGGTGGCGTTCTCACGGTCTACAGCTTCACGCAGCTTCAGGTAGGTCAGTTCAAAGCGCCCTGATGGTGTGCGCTCCCACTTCCAGTCAAACACGTTCTCAGGGGTGAACAGCGACAGGTAGGGCCGGATGTCTTGATCTAGCTCCTCCGCTCGTGTCTGTGCGTTGGACTCTGGCTTATCCACAAGAATCCAGACGTGACCATAAACCGATGACCAGATTTGCGCCTGCTTCATGAAACTGTTGAGGCTCGCGCCATCAAGGTCGGCATCCTTCAATGCAGCATCGAGGGCTGGATTCCCTGCAAGCGAGTTGAATACCCGAACCGGGGGAGTGCGCCACAAGAACGAACTGTAAATGTGGACAACGTTGCGGCAGTGGTTATCAATCGGGGTCAGATTGATGCGCCGAGCGTATTCGTTCTCCGACTCGTTCTGATAGCCGGTCAGGTAGTTGCCTGCCTGATACTCCTCGCCACCAAGGTATGAGCGCACATATAGCTCCCACCTGTTCTCATTGGCATCGTAGTCCGGATGCTGAAATTCGATATTGCTGTTCACTAGCTCCACCTCACTGGTTGTTCCACGTCACGTTGTTTTCTGATTGGGTACAGGTACTCGACCAGATAACCCAGCGCGTCATTCATGTGGTCGTAGCCATCGTCCTTGTTGGGCTGGCTAGTTCCTTCCTTATAGGTCTGTCGTTCAAGCGAAGCGATGGTCTGCTTACACTTGGGATCGACAAACAGCTTCCGAGCGCCTGTGGTAGAACGGAGCCTACTGTTGACGCTGTTGATTCTGTCTCTGATGGCGGGGTGACTGTTTCGCACCTTCACCGTGAACCCTGCGTTCTGAAGGATTGACAGGTCTGTCCGCCCTCCCGCACTGGTCTTTCTTTGTTTGCTTGCTGGGTCTGGGTAGATCGTTATGCGTTTGCCCCCATACCTCTGTCTGATCTCGTCAACCATTTCGTCGGTGTTTGAGCCGTAGATCACGATCTCGTCCACAATGCGGATTGTATCGCCATCCCTGACCGATACCGCTGCGCTCATTGGGTCAAGGTTGAAGTCCATCCCAATGTGCAGATCATCACCGATAGCGCCCTTGTCGACGCTCTCCTCTCTACTGAAGGCGTAGTAAATGATGCCCTGATAATTGACGAACTTGGCCTCGTACTCTTGCTGAAACGTCCTTTCGTCTAGGTCATTACGCGCTGCCTCGATCTCTGCCGCCTCAACATTGCCGCCCTCGATGGTCGTAAACTGAAAGGCTTCCCAGCCCTCCTCTGAGTCCGCGCCTCGCGTCCAAATGTCGTAGAAATGGTTCCGCCCTTTAGGTGTCCCAATGAATAACGCAGAGCCTAACCTATCGGACAGTGATGGACGAATGACCTCGTACCAAGCCTCTGGCCGCATGTCTGCGAACTCGTCTAACACCGCAAAGTCTAGCGCCCTCCCTCTCAGGTTGTCAGGCTTCTCCGCGCCCTTGAGCGATATGGTCGAACCGTTCTGCAGCGTTAGCGATAGCGCCGTCTCGTTTCTTTTGCTGACGTATCCATCTGGAAGTGAGTCAGTCAGGAATGACCACGCGATCTCTTTAGCTGCCTTGTACGTCGGAGCCACATACCAGCAGTTCCGATCTTTGCCGCCCAGTGCTGCACGAATCAACTCGTAAGTAGACAGGAATGTCTTGCCAAACCGTCTACCAGCAACAACAGCCCTGAAGCGTGAGTCACTGAAGAAGATGTCATCCTGTGGCTTAGTTAGCCTCACTCGCCCTCTCGATAACGATTGGCGGTAGGTCTTGGGCCTCTGTCTCTGGCTGATCTGCTTGCCCCAACCAGTTCTTACCTAGCCACACAAGCATCGTCGAATTGCCATCCATAGCAGCGGTGAACTGCCTACGTCTGAGGCTCATTTTGCCCCCGCTCGCCTTTTGCCGGAAATAATCCGCAAAACTACACTCATGCTCACGATGACAAGCCCTGTTGAGGGTGTCGTAATCAATGCCAAGGATGCCTGCCTGCTCCTCTCCGGTGCAGTGGTATTCACACATCCGATCGACCTGATCCCAGTCTATTTCAATCAAGGGACGGCCTCCGCTCACTTGTCTGCCTTGTGGCTTGCGCCGAAGTAGAAACTAACCACCGCTGACACCACCCCTCCCAGATAGCCAAGGACAAGGTT